TGGATATCCATCGCAAATGGAGTTCTTAGTAAGTGTCTGAAAGATGGAGGAACCGACCAGACATGTGCCCCGAAGGCAATCAGGATTGCAAACTCTAAGTTTTCTCTGGAAGGAGGGACTATGGATAGAGCCAGGCTGAAAAGTGGGAAAGTCCCAAGGAACGCTCTGATCCTTTCCGAGAACTCCGGGCAGAATGTGTTTCTCAGGGCTCCGGATAAGGAAGGGGGAGCAGCCCAGCTATCTATGGTGGCCTACTCCGGAAAGGTGATTGAGAATCATTGGTATTGGGGCAATCTAGTCATCGATCTCGATGGAATGTCCTTTGGGAATGACTCCTTTCCTATCCTTGAGGGACACGATACGAATAAGAAGATCGGATTCTCAACTATCAAACCTCGGGTCACTGGTAAGTATAGCTTGGAAGTTGGGCCAGAGGGAGTGGAGTACGTTGACACAGAGGAGAGTTTAGAGTTCCGCAAACTGAGTGCGCAGGGCTTCCCATTTCAGGCGTCTATCTACGCAATCCCAGAAGGAGTTCAGCGGTTGGACAAGAATGAGGAGGTTGATGTAAACGGCTTTAAGTTCGCTGGGCCTGGGACTGTTTGGCGGAAAAGCAGATTTAAGGAAGCTTCGGTGACTGTCTTCGGATATGATAGTAGGACGGAATCGAAGGCCTTTTCCGAGGAGGAGTTGGATTTGGGGGATTTGTTTAGCGAAGCTGGCGACGGAAATGAACAATTTGAACAGGAGGAGAGTGGAATTATGGAGAAGGATGCCATTGTGAAATTCAAGGAGGAGCATCCCGATGCTTTCGCTGCTCTACTGGCTAAGGTCTCTGATGAGGCTAAGGCTGCGGCAGAGAAGAAGTTCGCTGCGGAGCGTGAGGGGATTGAGCAGAAAGTTACTCAAATGTCTACCGATCTGAAGGGCTCCGGTGACAAGATCCTGGCTCTCGAAAAGGCCCTGGCTATTCGGGATGAGAGGGAGCAGAGTGCTACCGCGTCCGCTATCTGGACTGCTAAACTTGCCGAGAGCAAGATTCCCCGGAATCTGTTCGCTAAGGTGAGTGTGATGATCCAAAAGGACGCTTTTGTCAAGGATGGTGTCTTCGATACTGGCAAATTCACCGAAGCCGTGGTTGCCGAAATCGCTGATTGGGAAGGGCGCGGAGCGGTTGTCTCCGTTCTGGGAGTGGGCACTTTCGCACGCCCCGCCGATGTCCAACCCAAAGAGGATGAGAAGGCCGAGGAGGATTGGCTGAGTGACATGATCTCCCGTTCCGGGATGTCTGTCGCGTAATTTAAATCTTGGAGGAATTACTTCTATCAAGGGAGGTCTTAAACAATGCCTTACGATATTCCTTCTGTAATTCATGGGTCTGAGCAAACTTACAAGAGGCTCTACTACTCGAACCCGGATCACGCCCTGAAGGTGCCTGTCACGCTTCAGGCTGGGTACGGGGAGTTGGATGCCGGGACTGTACTGGCCGAGAACATTTCCGCCGCTGGGAACAAGGGGAAGTTGGTTCCGTACAATGCTACCACTTTCTCTGCTTCCATTGCGTCGTCCGGCCGTGCTTTCCTGCTGGAGTCTCCTGCTGCCGCTCAAAAGGTTGTCACCGTGACCTTGGAGGATAGTTACAAGTTCGCGGTTGGGGATGACCTTATCATCAATGACAATACCGTCGCCGCTGAGAATCTGGGAGCGATCACCGCCATTGATACTACCACTTACATCAACAAGGCTACTATTACTGGAACCACGAATATCTCTGGTGCGTTCACCGTGGCGCATGTCGCTTATGTTGCCGTGGAAGCTGGCGACTCCTCGAACAACTTCAGTGATGCGGTCGGGATTCTGGAAGCTGCCGTGGATACCGGGAATGGCTCCGACGCTCGCGATGCCCTGGGTGTGGTGATCCTGTCCAACGCTATGTTGTACGAAGGCTTGCTGACCTACAGTGATGCTGCCGCAAAGACTGATTTGAGTGCAGCGTCCAAGGGTCAATACCTTATCATGAAGTAGTTTTAATCTTTTAACTCTGTACCAAATGGAGGTAACTTGAATGCCTATTGGAGCTTCTGACATCCCGGACCTGAGGCTTGCACGACTGCAAAAGCTGGTCACTCGTTTCATGAATCCTCCTCATTTGATTCTTGCCAATTTGTTCGGTACCCCGAACAAGGCAGATTCCGACGTGATCAAATGGGAGTCCATGATTGGAAATAGGGGACTTACTCCGTTTGCCGCGCCAGGTTCTCCCGCGCAGCAGGTGGCCCCTGTTGGAGTGACCGAGCACACCGCGGTAGCTGCTTTCTGGAAGGAAAAGATGTACTTGGACGAATCCTTCCTCAACAATCTCCGCAAGGAGGGAACCACTGAACAATACGAAGCTGCCAGGACCAAACTGGCGAAGAATCTCGGCATGATGGTGGGCAGGGCTGAACGGCGGAAAGAATGGATGTACGCCAAGATGTTGTCTTCCGGGACATTCTCCTATCTTACCAAAGGTGGAGTGATGGCTACGGTGGACTACGACATTCCGTCGAATCAGGTTGTCACCTTGGTTACCGGTGACATGTGGCCTTCCGGTTCCACCAAGGATATCCTTGATGACGTTATGTCCGCTAAGATTGCCGTGTCGGATGCGTGTGGTGGGACCGTGGATTACATGCTCATGAACTCCACGGTTCTCAGGTATATCGCCGCTGATACTACCATGCGTGGATTACTGCAAAAGAGCACCTTCGGGGAAGGGGATCTCTTCGGGAAATCCGGATCTGTTATTGGAGTACGTCCGCAGGTTCTCGGTTCCCTCTTCGGGGTCGATAACATCGTGGTCGATGATGATACCTATGTTGTCTCCGCATGGCTGACCGCTGCTGTCACCGGCTCTTCAACCACTGATATTTATGTGGATGATATCAGCGACTTCGAAGCTGGCATGACTGTCCGTTTCTATGATGTTTCCGCCAAAACCTATGAGGATGAAACCATCTCCTCGGTCACTCCACAGGGTGGCTACTTTACTGTTGCCGCTGCCCCCACTGCCAGTTTCAGAGCTGGTGAGGACAAGGTCTCTGTCACGAGGAAGTACATTCCGGATGATAAGTGCATCTTCTTCGCGTCCAAGGTGGAAGGTCAGCCTATCGCCAACTTCCTGTCTTCTCCTTTCGGGAATGATCGGCATTATGGAGTAAAGACTGATCAGTGGGAAGAGAAGGACCCCGAGGGTGTTTGGATTCGCGTTCAGAACAAGGGCCTGCCGGTACTGGAGCAGCGGGACGCGGTTTACATTCTCGACGTGGCGTAATCTGAAAGGATGTGAACATGCTTAGATATCGTCTGAAGAAAACTATCAAGTCTCGCGGGGACCTCTTCTTAAAGGGGAGTACTTACAATAAGGACACTGTTCCAGCAGTAATCCTCTCCATGCTGGATTCTGGGCTCGTCGAGATTCTGAGAGAATCGTTCCTGAAGCCGGAGTCCCCGAAACTGGAGGCGGACATTCAGGAAATTAGGGCACCAATTAAAGCCTCCTGGACTTCTAAGAAAGCTGCATCCCTGAAGAAATAGTCCGGAGAATAGGGGGAGAAAGATGACCGAGGAGGAGCTGATTGTTGTTGTGTCCACGGAGATTAAGGGACTATCCCAGCGTCTCGAAATGGTCGATTATGAGGATGCGGTCGATGATGCTCTTCGTGAAGTTAACTGCTCCTTCCCGGTAACAGACGATACTAAGCTCTACTGGCTCAAAAACCGCGTAAAGCGTCACCTGTTTTTTATGATGGTGACGCAATACGCGGATAAGTTTAGAGTCGAGGATATCCATCTTCATCAGCGGTTCGATCACTTCCTGAAACTCGTAAAGACCATGGATGAGGAATGGGAGCTTGCTAAGGTAGAAGATCCCACGTTGGTGGCGGATATCGAGACTTATGCTCTGTTCGGAACTAAAGTCGATGCTGGGTATGCTTATGATGAGCTGGGTAGGGATAGAACCTACGATTCCGATCAATTGGTCATCCTGACTCCTAGTGGGAGTGAGTAATGAGCATTGGCTCTGACATCAAGGAAGTTCTGGAAGAGATTGGTATTCAGTACACAATCTTCCCTGGGGGAGATCTCGTAAACGGTATCTCCGGGGAGTACGGAATCGACAAAATCAACGTCTTGACAACTCGTCCGTTCTTCAATGAGTATGTCAAGACGTTGATGATCTCTTATGACTCCCAGTTGAATAATGGCGATCTCATAGAGATATCAGGTGAGAATCGCTACTTGATTGTCAGCCTGGATAACTTCCACGTAGAGGGTTCCACATACAAGCGTATTGGAACCTTGTACAAGGCTAATACCTCAGGAGAGTTCAGACGTAGAAGCACTACCATGATAAGTGGAGGAGTTCCTCTCCATTCTTACGCACAGCGGGAAGTGAGTGGAGGTTACGTTCTCAGTCAGGCTTGGGAGACACTTCTTCCATACGATGCTTACTCTCTACTCACAACTTTCTCGATAGAAAAATTAGATGAGGATGCTCCGGAGGGAGCGATTCTTGAGAGAGCTTACCAACTCTATACTCTCTCTGCATACGGTATACGCGAATTGGATCAATATGTGATAGGCGCGGATAAGTATGTTATAAATGCGGTGCATCCTTATAAGTACGCTGGCTTGGTAGTTTGTGCAGTCTCCGTAGACCAGAGAGAATAGTTCTGGAGAATCCATGAAAAAGAGAAAAATCCTTTTGGTTGGAGATAGCCCATTTTCGGTCACTGGCAATGGCCACATGATGGCTGCTCTCCTTGAGCAGATTAACTACGATGATTTCGAGGTTGCGTGTTTCGGAGCAAATCAGTATCCAATCATACTTGATAACAACGAGAAACTTTTCGATAATTACAAATTCAAATTCATCCCTGCTGAGTACGGCAATGATCCCTATGGGGCTTCTAAGCTAGTCTCACTCATCCCAAAGTCCGGGGTGGATATTGTTCTGTTTGTCGGGGTTGATGTGTGGACCTTCTCCCCGATCTACAGGATGCTTAGGGAACTCGCTACGAGGTACGGTTTTATCACGGCTGGGCTATTCCCGTATGATCTCCAATACGACTATCAAGATTGGTTCAATCTTTTCGATATGATCGACTTTCCCTATGTCTACTCAAGATATGGGTATGAAGTTGTCTCCAAGAATGTACCTAGAGTCGGATACTTTCGCCCTCCTCTTTATAATATGGGATGCTACGTTCCATTAGCGAATGATATGGAAATCCTGAAAGTGAGGAGAGAGCTTCTCAGAATGACAATCCTACACAAGAAGCTCGTTGGATACATAGGTTGTAATCAAGTGAGAAAAGATCCTATAGGAATGCTGGATGCTTTTGCTAGGTATAATAGGAAGTTCCATGATGCCTCCCTGTTGTTCTGCTGCTCACTATCTTCTGGGACTTTCAATCTTGGGGCCTACGCTAAAAGTATTGGCTTATCCTCGTCGGATCTCATAGCTATAGATGACGCTCGGTATCAATTTTCCGACAGGGAGATGGGCAAGATA